GCAACATCAATGGAAGATGCACCAACTCCAGTTAGAAGAGGAATCTTCTTACTTTCCTTGATGATCACGCCATCAATCATGCCAAGCATCCCGGTGAAAATCGGGTTGTCATTACCCCTATTCTGACCTTCTCGCTGAGCAGATAGCCAATCTGAACTATTTTTCAAATCACGCGCTGCCAAAGGATGCAAAAAGAGTACGTAGTATTCTTCCCCACCTTCGATTTTAACAGGTCTGATTTGTGGATCTGCTAATTGAGCACGTCTCTTGATTAAAGAGATGGACACATTCTTAGCGATATCGTTGGTTCCGTCTACGTTACCCAAATCAGTAGCATGAACACCACTATAGTTGGATACGGCTTCGCCAAACAATATTCGATCCAAGTTAGAAACAGACCACGCGTTTCGAACCGCAGAAGAAGCGGAGGCATAAAGCGTCCCGCTCTTACGTGCAAAGTTTTGAAACATGAGGTTTTCTACTTTTTGAGCAGCCCAGGTACTTAGCGCGTCCAATGCTTCGTCTTTCAAATCGAAAGCCGAACGACGTTCACTTAGTTGACCCTTAGAGCGCACAGCATTTTTGTAGACTTTTGAAGTCACAGAATAGTCATGAAATACCATGGCTTCTTCTGATCCCTCTAAATCTGCATCGTCTTCAATACCTTCGCTATCGATATTCTGTCTCAATGCAAAAGTATCTGTGTCCCCTGGGAACTTAGATAGGTTTTCTTTAATCTGAATGATGCTTTCAACGCTAGTGCCCATAAAGGGTTTCAACACTAGTTTGTCTGCATATTCTCGGAATGCCTTATCATCGTATTTTTTTACGGCGAGTGCATTACCGGATTCTATTCCTGAACCTGGCATAATTATCTCTCCTTGTTATTACCTTCCGAATAACTGACTAACTGATACAGGCTTCCAACTTTCGTCAGAATCCCCGCCAGCAGCCCGCATCTTCGATAGGCTTGTGGGTTGTTTAGTTTTTCCTGCGACCTTGCCCAGCATTTCGGTTTCAATCTTTTTACGGGTTTCAACCTCATGCTCCGCGATAGCTTTCTTTTTTATCGCTTCGACGAATTGATCAGGATCACTCCCGAACTCTTCTTCGAGTTTCAAACGCTTGCCGCGCATATACGCAGTGTGCGCTGGGTTTTTAGTCGCTAATACACTATCTAGAAGTTTAGGATCGGCCTCTGCAGCTTTAACGAAATAACCAGTTATTAGGTCATAGTCTTTAAACTGGCCTTTACACATTTCGACAGACATTTCTAGTTTCTCTCGCTGTGCTTCGGCTTTTAGTTTATTGACTTGAATATCCACATAACTGCGCGTGTCCTCATCAATGTAAACCCCCTGCTCCTCGGTTTTAGATTCAGCAATTCGAGCCTCAAGCTCTTGACGTTTTCTGCGCTCCTCAAACATGGCAGATTTAAACCCGTCACGTTCTTTAGCTATAGAATCATTGTCATCAGCCTTACTTTCAGCTTTTGCCTTAGCTGCGATATCTTCTTTCGAAGACTCCTCAACTTCTGGCTTTTCATCAGTCGCTTCGCCTTGCTTTTCTTCATCCTCGGTTTCGTTGGTTTCAATTGCTTCGGTCTTAGGCTTGGTACCAAAGAGATCGCCTAACTTTGGAGACTCATAAGAATCTTCCTCAGTCTTTGCTATCACTTCGGTTTCTTTAGCCTCAACTTCGGCTTTTGTTTCTTCCGTTTCTACTACTTCGTCACCCATGTTTTTACTCCCATGTTTTAACGTCTTTATCTTGACGGTTTTGTTGCCCATTAACCCCTGGCATCGAGGTATTGCCCGTTACAGTCGGCACCACTGAATCAAATCTTTTTTATTTACCACCGCCCAATTGCTTAGCCTGCTGCTGTGCATTTAACTGCGCCTGTTGTTGCGCCTGTTGTTCAGCTTGAGCCTTTGCAGCCTCTAAAAATCTTTGCTTATGCGGTAAATCACTCATCTCAATTAAGATATCGGGAGGGATTGGTACGCCTAACTGCGCTAACTTAATCAACCCCTGAAAGTTTTCACTACGTATATTCATGGTATCAGGCGCTTCCTCTATCTTTATGTCATAGCGACCTACAGATACATCGTTTTTAATAACCACAGCTCCCGTTTCGGGATCTACTATCTTTTCATTGAGCACAATTTGTCCGGCTTCTTCGTCATCGGTTAGCTTAATCATTCTCTCAGCTCGCCAATATTGTTGAATGTCATCTAACCAAAGAAACGCTACTTGTCTTCTCGCAGCGCGTGCATTTAAAAATAGTTCCCTAATAGGTTGAATTGCAGCCTGTTGACGTAATTGAAAATCCTTACCGCTAGTTGCTCGACTCTGCCCAATGAGCTCCGCAGCCGCACCGGCCGCGTCTATCTCGCCCTTAGCTTCTGTCATCAATTGAAACTGTACCTGAGCTATATCTAGATTCTTTTGAATCTCAAATTTAAAGCCTCGCTTAGCTACTAATACACCGTCTGAGCGCGCCGCCTCTTGTCTGGTTTTGTTTAAATCCTCAACCGCTCCCTCATCCATAAATATTTGATTGGTGTTTAATAAATGAAGCATCTTAGAGCCTCGCTTATTAACCTCACGCTGCGGGTCTAGAAGCTGCTCGATAATGCCAACATGATAACCCCTTTCCTCATCAAGCCATCCTGCCATAAGGGTAATCGGAAACTTCGCGTCAGTATCAAATGGCCTAGTGTCCTTCTCGTGCTCTAAAATAGCATTAGAAGTGAATGTTATATAATTCATTTTCTGATCAAACCTTGACCAAATCTGAGCACCTTGAAACAAATCTTTTAATTTCTGTATCTCTTTGCTATTGGTGCCTGTTATTTCTTCGGTACCGAATTCTGGATGAGTGATAAAAAGCTTCGCTTCATGAGTACGATACCATGTCCTAACCACTCTAATACGCTTACGATCCGATTGAGAAAATACGTTATTGCTATCATTTGTGGCGTTGTATTGATCGCCAATAATTGTTTTGTGTGGTTCGGCTCGTGTCTGCTCCTCAAACCCACTCTTAGCATCCATCACGCTTTGTTCAAGCTGATCGGACTTATCAGGCCATAATTTTTGAGCATCGTCCAAATCCATAAACATAGTTCGATGGACTCGCTTCCAATCTGACATGTCTTCTTTTCGTCCGTGTCTGTCAGGCACTACATCTTTTGTTGATACTTGGCTTGTTTTGGTAAACGCCTCTAAATCAACCCACTCTATTTCTGTCTCATACCAACCGCGCCCCGTTTTAATCGCAGATGAAAACACTTTGGCCTCTATTGAATCAAAATCATTGTCATCTTCTATTAAACGCAGCGCCTCGCTAATATATTTAGCTTTTTCAAAATCTCGACTGCCTCGGTCCACAGCCTTTGTATTTACCTTCAACCCAAGCTCTACGCCCACCATCGCGTCAACTTTAGGCTTGATTCGATTACGCACTACAACGGGTTGACCCCGTGATTCTAGTTCCTGTATTTCGTCATCGGCCCATTGACGGCCATGATAAAAATCATTCCACTCTTTAGCTTTTAAACGCCACGGCTCATCACCATTAAAATCAGCTATAAATTCATTCTTGAATAGCTCAAGCTCCTCAGATTCAGGATCTAAAATACCTTTTTCTAAACCGTTCGCCATGTTGGCCTCTTTTGTATCTGATTCATAAGACTATATTTTGACCTTGGATTATGTTTCTTCGGTGACGCACTAAAACGACTCATTGCCCCATAACGCATGGAATCGTAAAGATCATCGCCTTTGTCGTTGGTTCCATCGGTTGAATCCTCTTTAAGCACGTCTTCAATCTTATTTGGATCGTGAACCATTCTTGTCAGGGTATCCCAAAGTAATTCACAATTGTTGAAAATATAAATCTTAGGCTTAATAGTAAAATCCATTTTACCGCTTTCGTCTAGTGTTGTCTCAAATCTAAATGACTCCCTTAAAAAAGATGCGCCCTGTTTGCGATCAATGTTAGCCGCTTTTAGATAAATATGGTTTTTAGCAAACGCCTCGGCAATAGTTGGATCCTGTGGGTGTACCTCTTTACTTAGCGCACTGCCCCTATCCACCCAACAATCATGGCCAGCGTGCCATATATTACGTTTCGGATGATCTGTGAATTGATTGAATACTTTTGATGTGTGCTCAATACTTTCTTTAGATTTAGAGTGCTCACGGTAAACATATGCGGTTCCGTCTTCGTCTACAGCCCACCATAGCAAGGCGTTTGGATGAGCCCAGCCATAATCGTAGGAACAAAAGCCACCCCAATGATCGGGTATTTCAAATGGTTCTATTAAATGAATATCGCGCCGCAAGTCTGAGAAGTATTGCCCAGCCTCGATATCGTAGTCTCCCCAACGCCAAGCTTTCCTTAAAGATTCCGAGCCTACAGACATTAATCTATGCTCATAATCAGGATCCGCCTTCATTAATGCCGGGTTATCTTCGAGCCTGGCAGGTATAAAATGATAGGTTTGAGCTGTCTCATTTGTTTTTAAGTTTTTATCTATGAATCTACGTTTAAGCCACTTATGCCCAGCCGCGCCCCAGTTCCACGCCAGTTGGCATCTCGCCGGGATATTCGGGTTACTCGATCGGTTAGAAGCTCTCAGAATATCAAATAATTCCTCACTTAAAGCGCCCGCCTCATCGTAAGCAAAATCATGATATTCCTGCCCTTGATGCAAATGCGCGTCATTCATGCTCCCACAATGCCTAAATAATTGTATGGATCCGTTGGGTAAGGTGAGTACCTTTTTGCTTTCATGCCAATAGTTTTTAAGAATCGGAAACTCTTGGAATAGCGGCCTTATATGATTTGATTCTAGTTCGGGGTAACTACCTCTGAATATCGCGCCTGTACTGCCTGGATATTTAATGCGCCTTAATAGGTGGCAATATCGTAGAGCCGTTGATTTAGCGCCTCCCCGAGCGCCACCATAGCCAACGATATCGTATTGATCTATGGCCTCATAGAATTCGGATTGCTTTTTCTGTAGTGCAATTTCTAAAGTGATCATTTAGGTTTGATTGATTTTTCATCGGGCTTGGCTCTGTAGTCTTTTAGAATGATTTGCAATGGAGCGCCACCCTCCCCGCTATGCTCATTCTTTTGAACGTCTATCCATTCCTCTTTGAATCTACATTTCATATTGTAGATCCATACTGCTGCTGATGCCCCTGGCTGTTGCCCCAATGCTATAGCGCGGCCTAGCTTCTCCCAAAATAATCTACACACGTCATCGGCATATGATTTAGCCTCTTTGAATTCATCGTGTTTTTGAACCCACTCATACAGCGTGTTCCGATTGACTTTAATTAACCCCGCAAACGCTTTAAAGCTCAGGCCCTCGTTCATGTGAGTAATCAGCATCTCGCAATATTTAGGATCGTATTTTACTTGTTTGCGCACGTTTAACTCATTGTAGCATTTTAGGTACTTCGGGGCGTGTAAAAACCAAAAGTGATTGATCGCGCTTAGCCATCTTCGAATATTTTAGAGCCTCGGTACCCGTTACCCCGCTTGATACCAGCTTAAACCCAACACGGGATAACACGTACTCCCATGCGCTGCGTTTGCTAACCTCTTTTTCTGACTGCAACGCGAGCGTGCCCCCGGGTATTAGGTATTTAAATACGTTTGTAAAAACTGGGAGCGTAATTTTAGTGTGAAACTCGCCGTAAGATTTACACCCCTCATAGTGCCATGTGTTGCCGCCGTACTCCTCGAAATTAAAATAGGGCGGGCTTGTGTAGCATAAATCAAATTGTCCAACTAGCGACGGATCAAAAACTGTAGAGTCAAAGCACCGTACTTC